AAATCAAACTTTACTTTCTATATAAGTACAAATAGCTCTATAGCTACTGATAGACTTATCGGTGGATTTCATTATGGTTTAGTAGGTGAATCAGAAGCTCCAACAGGAAATAAAACAGAAGCAATGATGGTTGAACAAAGAGGAATTTGGGAACACTCTTGTTGGGATTTAAAGTTTAGACCAAAAGCCAAAAGACCAGAAGCTATGAACTATACTTCTTCTGGGAAATGGGTAGATATTTATTTAATGCATGAGGATTATGCAATAGATAAACACTCAAAAGCAAATGTAAAGATTGCAGGTGGAGCTACGGACGCTGGAAGAGGAATCCCTAAAATACCCTTAGAGTTTGGAGGGGATGGCTCTGTAACTTATGGTAAATTCACACACTTTCAAGCAAGGGAAATAGCTGCTTGCTCTGGTAAAGAACTTATTCCAAATACTGATTTTGCTAATTATGCCTATGGTGTAGCTGAGGGTACTGATAGTAGCACAGTTGGTGAAAAAGTTGTTGGAAATACAGAACACTACCCAGCATTAACAAGTAGATACATGGAACAAGCAACAGGCACACAATGGATATGGGGTACAGATATTGGAAGTGCAAGCGGTACAGTATGGGAAAGTAACACAGATAGCAGAGGTCAAACTTATGGCTCACCAAAAGCGGTGCTCTTCGGTGGCCGTCGGACGGATGGTTCGCGTTGCGGTTCGCGTTGTTCGGCTTGGAGCAATGTTGTTTCGTATTCGTATTGGGACGTTGGTTGTCGGTTCGCTTGTGACCACCTGCAACATGACTAGTGAGTGAAAACGAACGGAGTTAAAATGAGTAAAGATTTAATTCTTGTAGAAAAATATGATGAATTTTTAAAATATATCTATCCGAAGTTGCAGCAGATACCTAAAAATCATGGTGTATTAAAAGCAAGAGTGATTAATCTTGTTTTTGAACAACCAGAGATTTTTTACAAGGCAATTAAATCTAATCATATAAGTAAACTTTATGAAGCAGATGCCTCTCTTGCTTCAATAAGACACATGATTAGATTTTTGTCTTCTTTTGAGACAGTAGTTTATGTAGAGGATAAAAAGAACATTGGAAAGAAAATAAGAAAAAATGGAAAATTTCTACTAGATAAGACAGCAGATAGACATGCATCTCTTCTCTTGGTAGAAGTTGGAAAGATTTTAGGTGCTGCAATTAGCAGTAAACAAAAAAGGCAATAATAACCTTTGGGCAGATAAGACAGCAGTGATCTTCAGTGGCAATCGTACGAATGGTTCGAAATGCGGTTCGCGTTGTTCGAATTGGAACAATGTTGTTTCGAATTCGAATTGGAACATTGGTTGTCGGTTCGCTTGTGAGTATATAAAAAGAATCACAATACTTATTTAGCATAAGTGCTAAATAGTAAGACTTTTAAATAATATAGTCAGCTTATTTGTCCAGCGTAAGCAAACAAAGAACAGGGTCTGTAAAACTAAGAGTAGTGAAACATCGAAACTAGAAGACAGCAAATAAAAAAAGGAAAAGAGTTTGGGTAAAAAATATAGAAATCTTTTTAATAAAATTGTTGAGATTGACAACCTTAGAGATGCATATAAAAAAGCAGTCAAAGGTGGCAATAAATATAGCAATGGACACTTACAATTTAAAGAAAATCTTGAAGCAAATCTATATGTTTTACAACAACAAATGATAAATGAAAAATATAAAATTGGTAAATACTTTAGTTTTCCCGTTTACGAACCAAAAGTAAGAGAAATAAATAGTTTACCTTTTAGGGATAGAGTTGTTCAGCATGCAATAAACAATATTGTTGAACCAATCTTTGAAAAAACATTTTATAGCACTTCTTATGCGTGTAGAAAAAACAAAGGCACTCACAAAGGTATAAATAAAGTTCAATCTACATTAAGAAAAATGAAAAAAGTTGGAGAAGTATTTTTTCTAAAGATGGACTTTAGTAAATATTTTAAAAGTATTTATTCAAAGCTACTAAGAGAAAAAATAGCAAAAAAGATAACAGATAGAAAAACTTTAAGATTATTTTTTAAATTCATTTGTGAAAAAGGGATCATGATAGGAAATTTACTATCTCAATTATGTGCAAATATATTTGGGCATATATTTGATCACTTTATAAAAACCAAACTAAAAATAAAAAACTACTTTAGATACATGGATGATACTGTAATACTTAGCCATGACAAATCAAAACTCATAAGAGTTCAAAAAATATTAAATAAATTCATAAAAATATATATGAAGTTGAAATTTAGCAAATGGTTTATTCAAAAAGCAGATGTTCAGTTTCTTAACTTTTTAGGAATGAGAATTAAATCAACCTTCAAGCTAATAAGAAAAGACTCCGTAATAAGGGCAAAAAGAAATATAAAAAGATTTATTAGATTAAAGCTATTTGAAAAGTTGCGTGTTTTTCTGGGTAGCTGGCTAGGTCATGCATCCAAAGCAGATAGTTTTAATTTACTAAATTTATTAAGAGGAGAATTGCAAAATGCAAGAAATTAGCACAAGACCATTAGTAGACATACTAACAGAAATAACAGGAAGAACAGTAGTTATGAAAGATACAGATTATGTGTATCTTGATACAAAAAGAAAAGTTGTATCAGAAAAAGTAGAACAAGCAAGAGCAATAAGAGAAGATGAAAAAAGAAAAGAGAGTATAAAATTTTTTACAAGTTTTGTAGAAAATTATATTTATGAACCTATCAAAAATTATAATGAGGCAAACGGAACGTTATTTGAGAGTGTTCATAATTGCGCTACCTACATGCCAGTAGAAAACTATCCTCATAGAGATTTTTGTATTAAAGCAGTAAATTTTAACGCAAATGTTTGGGAGACAGCAAGAGTATTAGAAAAAGATATAACAGACAATAACAAACCAATACCAACAGAAGAAGAATTGGCTTTACAATTACCAAAATTTGGAGAATAAAATGAAAGATATAGTAATTAAAAAAAAATTCGGAACAGCAGGTGAATATATTATTTGTAAAGAAAAAGGAGATAAAGATAAATACTGTTTACAATATACTGATGAAAAACTTAAAATAAAATTATCAATTTTACCAGGTGGCGACACAGATGGAGGCTCTATACCTAACTTTGCAAAATCTGTTTTTGATCCACTCTTAGATAAGACAGCACATGGTTTTATCTTTCACGATGAACTCTGGAGGCATAGAGTTTATTATAAAGAATTGTATGAGAAATATGGAATAACTTTTCATGAAACAAATAGAATAATGAAAGATATTCATAAAAAAGCATCTTGTTCATGGTTTGAACAAAATCTTACTAGAATAGCTGTAAGGTGGTTTGGATGGTTTAAATGGTTAAGACCAGAAGAAAGAATAAAAAAGATAAATAAGCCAACATTAATCATAGAAAAAGTATAATAAACAAATTCAAAAAGGATAAAAAATGAAAAAAATATTAATAATAGGACTACTAGTTACAACATTTTTTACAGGATGCAGTTTTACTTATGAAGGTGCAAAAGACAAATATTTATCAGCAAAAGACAAATACATATATATAAAAGATAAAGCAGGGAAAATTATCAAAGTCCTTAAAAGAGCAGATGAAAAATTAATAGATGTTGATGATAAGTTAAAAGCTTATGACTCTAAAAAATGAAATTGTAAATATAGACTAGAAAAAAATAGTCTATATTTTCGATGCTACAAATATTTTTAAGGAAAAACATGCCAGTTAAAGAGACAGCTGTACTTTATAGTACAACTGCTATGACGATGAATTTTTTATATATACCAGCGATTTTATTTTTAAATAAAAATGCTGAACAGTTAATGATTTTAATGTTTTTAATGAGCATAGATTTTGCAAGTGGATTAATGAAAAGTTATAGACTTCACAAGAAGTTTACAAAGTATAAATTTGTAGTTGGTGTATATATGAAATTTATTACTTTACTTATACCTTTTTTGTTCATATTTGCAGGTGTAGGAGTGGGATATGATTTATCTGAATTTATACCTTTTTGTTTAAGTGTTCTAATCCTGATTGAGTTTTATTCAATTTTAGGAAATTTTTACACAATTAGAACAGGAAAAGAGTTAGAAGACAAAGATATTTTATCTTATTTGCTTCTAAAAACAAGGAATAAAATAGACAAAGAAATTACAAAAAGAACGGAGGAGAAGAAATGAACTACGGATATGTAGATAAAAAATGCTTGCACAAGCAAGCGGAATTAATATGTAATGTGTTAGGCAATGGTAAAAATAATACAGCAAATAAATACAAATGTAGAAAATCAAACTCACAAAACAGAACTCTTGTCTTTAAAGCTAGACAG